TCAGCGGGTCGGTTTCACAATCTCCCCGACACGCCTGTAAACCGTCTCGGTGATGCGTTTGTCTGTGTGCCCCAACAGACGACTGGCATCACCCAGATCTAGGATTTCACTGGCAGCTTTCGGTCGTATGTCGCGGAATTGGAACTGTCGGATGCTGGCCGCCAGTACGCCGTCACCTGCTTCCTTGGCGATGGCAATTGCCTTGTCCCGTGCATCGTCAAAGCGCAGCCGAAGCATATGCTTGGTCACTTGCCTCCCGTCCTCAGTGACGATCAGATAAGGATTTCGAACTCCACGGGCGCGTCTCTGTGCGATCAGGCGCTCAACCAGCACGCCTAAATCATTCATCGCGCCGGCGGCCGTCAGCCGGATTCGCAGCTTCTTGGACGTCTTGCCCTGGGACACCTGCAGGAATTCGTTAACCGCGTCAGTCTCCCGCATTGAAAGCGTGTCAGCCGGGCGCTGGGCAGTCAGGTAAGCCAGGTCCATCGCATCGCGCAGCTCTGAAGCGGCCACCGCGTATACAGCGCTCCAGATCTCCTCACTGGCGTAGAAGTCGCGCGGCGCCTCTTTGTTCTTGCGCACACCGGCGGCGGGGTTGGCTTCAGTCAGTCCCCACTCGCGTGCGATGTTGTAGATGTGTGACAGCAGGGAGATTTCACGGTTTGCGCGCACCTTTGCAGTGCGGCTATCCCGATACTGCGCAATGATTTGCGGCGTCACCGCTTCGATGGGGGCATCCGCGAAAGCTTTGCGCAATTGTTTCAAGCTCAACAGGTTGTCGCTTTGTGTCTTAGGCGCTTTGCCCGGGATTATCTCCCGTTCGTACCGGTCAAACACCTGGCCCAGCAGAGCGTTCTTCTTCGGCACCGGCTTGCAATCAAGCTTTGCCCATTCAGCCTTGGCGATATCCAAGTCACCCCCGAGCGGGATTTCTACCCGCTTCCCGTCTTCATTCCTCCCGTCGTAGTAGTACCCAACCCACTCTTTACCGCCTTTCAGCGTGCGCACACGCCGAATCATTCGTGGCGGCAGGTCCCTGTTTGCCGCCTTTTTCGCTCGCATTTCTTCATCCTACCCGTGACAAGTCCAGCGACCAGGCTTCGGCCGCAACGTTTTCTGCAGATGGTTTAACGCCGGCCAGTTTCATGCGTGCGTAGACACGGCCGACCACCGGGCGTCTCGCCCGGGTAAGTACATATTTCCAGCCGTTCCGATTGAGCCAGGCGATTTGTCCAGACGGGATCATGTAGCCGGTGATCGCCGCCAACTCTTCTTCGGCAAGGGTTTCGCTTTGCATTTCCATTTAGGTGTCCTTGCCGCGCTGGGCGGCAGAAGGTGGGTTATTCGGTGCGAAAGACTTCGGCGCGAACGGCTCGCCAGTCTTCTTTGGTGGTCACTGGCTCGCGACCGAACCAGCTCTCTGCCTCCTTTGCCAGATCCTCACGGGCCTGACTCCAGCCGCCGCCCAGGCGTAGTGCGAGCACGCGCACCTGGTCGCCGAGCGATTTGCACCGCCCGATCTTCGTTTCTGCGCAGATAAACATGCAGGAATACCTCGCCCGCCGCTCACCGGCAGGCATGTAGGGGGATTGGGGTTACTTCAATCGAACGGGAGTGAATCAGGCGGCGACTCGTGGAACCAGAACACCGAGATCTGCGAGGCTCTGCAGCGCGATCGCGCATTCATCACCGAATGCAAACATTGCGCTTCCGGCGCCTGACCGGCCTTTCTTGTGGCTGTTCTCGTGGCCAGGCACAAAGGCAATTCGCCCTCTGATCAGCAGGGTCGCCGATGCACTGGCCATTGCCTCCTGGAACCACTCGGCATCCGTTCGGCTGAACACCAGCGCAATACCGTTTCCGTGAGCAATCAGCCGCCGCATCCAGAAGCCTGTGTCTGGCCCGTAAGGTGGATTCATCCATACCCGCCCCGACCACTCCTTCGACAGGCCATCATCGAAGATCGTGTATTTCGTGGTTGCCGGTACCGCCGTCACGTAGTCGTGCGGGCTGGATGGGTCGAGGTCGAACTGCAGACCGAGCCTTTCGAAGATCCACGCCGGCGTGTACCACTCGACGCTCTTGTGCTTTGGCGGCGCCTCGCGGGCACCGATCATTCCGCTCATGGCCTGGGCCCTCGATAGATGAACACGTAGGCGAACCAGAGGGTGGCGATCATGGCGTCACCCGCTTGAACTCGACCACCCAGACCCACGGGTTGGCGTCCCAGTCGCCGCCGGTGGCGTTCCACAGATTGGCGAACGCCCAGCGCGGACTCCCGAGGCATTCCTCATGGCTGGTGGTTTTGTCCCAGGCCCAGCCGGTACGCTGCTGGTGGCCGACCACTGCCGGACAAATGCCTATGTCTTTCCAGCCGGTGCCGCCATGGGCGCACTGCTGGCCGTAGTCGGTGAAGAAGCATCCCTCGGCCTTGGCCTGGTCCTCGGTGATGTCCTGCAACCGCTCGACGCGCACGTCGGTGATCTCCAGCAGGATGCGGCAGGAGTGCCTGTGCATGTGGATGCTCGGCTTCCACTTCACTGGGTACTCCCGGCCCTCAGCTGACTTGCAGTAAATGGCGTCGGGGTTGGTGGCGCGGTAAACGATGTGCTCACCGGTGCCGCCGCCGTAGTTGCGAACTTGCAAGCCCCAGGTCTCGCGCACCCACAGCCGGTCGCCGGGCTGGCCGTAGGGGCAGAGGCTGTTAGCCGCATCGGCGACGTACTCGGGCGTGAAGTCGTCCAGCCATTGCAGGCCGAGCCCTTTGACTGGCCGGCGCGTCACCGTCTTCCGGCCTTCCAGCAATGCTCTGATCATCGGCCCCGAGAACAGGATCGGCCTTTCCTTTATTTGAGACATGAGTCGTCCTTGCCGCTATAGCGGCTGACTTTGAAGGGGGAGGGGTTACAAAGAGGGGTTGAGGCGCTTCAGATATTGATCAGGATCTGGTGAATTCGCCATGCAGCTCGGCACGCTTTGCCTCGGCCCATGCCTGAGCCTCGGGAATCGTCTTGAATATCTTTTGGTGATAAACACCTTCTCGACCAATCGATACCTTGAAGCTGCCATTCCTGATCTGATGGATATTCTTCAGGCCAAGCTTGTTATTGCCCTGGGCGGGGATATTCATTTTGTTCTGGCTGTAACTACATTCACGAAGGTTGGTCCAGGCATTGTTCGACTTGTCAGTATCTCGGTGGTCAACCTGGTCAGCCGGCCACGTGCCAGTCATGTAAAGCCATGCGAGTCGATGCGCCAGGTATCTCTTGCCATCCACGCGAATCCAAAGCCTGCCGTCACCGTTCACTGAGCCAGCCGGCGATCCGTCACTGACGCGCTTGAATTCGCCAGTCAGCTCGTTGTATTCGATGATTTGCTTCAGCCGCTCGGCTGTTAAATCAGATAGGACTGGTCGCATAGATTCACCTCACGCAGCCCGCCGTCAATCGTTTGGTTGGTGGTCATGGTTTCTTGCTCTTCTTGAAGTGGCAACGATCCTGCGGCGTAAGACACGCAATCCCATTTTTTCGGCATCGATCGCAGACATGGATAACTTTTACAAAATCACTCGGCTTCTGCTGCATGGAATCACCTCAGCAAATCAGTTGTGCCAGTGCCAGCAGGCACCAGCGGTAGGCGGGGAGTTGGGGTGTGTTAGTCGCCCCAGCAACTAAGCTCTTCGGCGATTTCCTCGGTAGGCTCGCCGATCTCGCTCACGCGACCTTCATACTCGTAGTTGTCGTAGATCGTGGCGCCGGTCTCCCAGCAGAAGGCCAGGTCTTTAGGTTTCCACCAGCCCATCAGCTTTCGCATGTGCATGGCAGCGCGAAGAATCCAGATAAATTTATGCATGACTTCCACTCTCCTTGGCGCCCATAGCTTTTGCGGTTTCTTCTTTGAGGGTGGTTATCGGGCCGCCCGTAATTCCCGGTTTAGGAAACTGAGATAGCCATTTGCGCAACAACCCCTCTAGCACACCCACTCGCTCATCCGCTGCGGTCAGGCGCTGTTGCAGGGCGTCAACTTCGTAGCACTTCGCGCCACAACGACCGCGCCACAACTCAGCATCAGCCAGCGCAGCGTCACGCTCGGCGGTTACGCGGTCGAAGTCGGCCCCAAGCACGTATCGAACCGACTCATGCCCGCATTCGCACGCATCCCATACATCGTCCTGACACCATTCGCGGCCGTCTAGCTGCCCCTGCTCCTGGCAGGCAGGGCCCAGGTAAATCACATTCGGATCGCTCATACCGCTTCCCTCGTTACCAGATCATGGGCATTCACAACCGTCATGCCGAGGCGTTCGGCGATCAGGACTTCCAGCTTGGCGCCCTGCGACTTCTCCCAGTCCGGCAGCAGGGCGATCACGCCGCACAGACCCAGGCGGGTCAGGTCGTAGGCCATGTAGTCTGCCCACTGGGCACCCTCGACGATGCCGTGGTCTGCCGGGTTCTCAACTTCGTAGCCCTGGGCGCGCAGCTGATCGGCCACGGCGTTGAAGGCCGGGTAGTTGAAGTAGGCGATGCCGGTCATCGGCCCGGCGACGTACACGCGGTTGGCGCGGGCAGCCTGTAGGGTTACGCCGGCGGCGAAGAATGTGTTTTCTGTAGGCATGGGGAGTCCTTGCCGGGCATGCCCGGGCGGTGGAGTGGCAATTTGATGTTGGTTTGTGGTTTATTGCTGTACGTTTTTATGAATTAGACGAGGATACTGGTGAGCATAGAAAATCTTATGATGACAATTCACAGAGTTCCTAAGATCGAGTTGGATACTGGAACAGATTGGACTGCTGTATGGACTGCTGTCGGAACTTCATTCGCAACAATCGCTGTGGTGTTAATAACTACCATATATACGGCATATTCTTTTCGCAATACAATGAAGGCACAGAAGGAATTGGCTGATAAGCAGGAAGCTAGCCGCATAGCACACTCGAAAGCAGAAGCTGTTGCACGCAGCAGACAGGACTGGATAAATAGCTTGAGGGATGCGGTGGCGTCGTTTATTTCCACAGGTGACGATCTCGCCAGCGCATCATCGAAGCTTCATGATAGAAAGTCTTTGGAAGCTGAAAGCCTGCAAGACGTACAGCGCGCAGAAGATTTATATGACCAGCTTTACACAGATTTCGCACGCACCTTATCTACGGCAAAATTGCATTATTCTAGGGTTCAGCTATATACAAACCCTACTGAAAAAGAAACTGACGAGCTTTTAGCAGCCATGAATGCATACATTCAAGCTTCTATGCTTCGTCAACCTACTGCTGATTTAGGTAATGCTGTGGTAAGGGTCGCTCAAACAATAATAAAAAACGAATGGATAAGAGTTAAAGAAATGAAGTAATCAGTCTCCGCAGAAACAGTCGATTGCCTCGTCGTGATCGGCGAACATGTCGAATTGCGTATCGGAGTAGTCGAGCATCTGCTGGTAGCTCGGGCGGTCACTGCGGAATCTGGCCCCGTCACCGGTGAACTTGCCCCCGGACACCACAGAGCTTTCCATGCGCGCCCACCACTCGGCCTTGGGCCGGTCGCTGGCGATGATCGAATAGACCTGCTTGGCACCTTTGAGGAAGCAAAGGTCGCAGTTGCCTTCCAGCGTTCTGCCGTTGATCGTCGGCAGCATCAGGTCGAAAGGTTGGTCCGCCCAGAAGTCGGTCACGTCCTGCACGCCGACACCAGCATCGGCCAACGGCATCACCATGGTTGCCCACTTGCTTTCGCTCGTGCTTTTGCGGTGTCGGATCTTCACGACTCGGCGGGGTTCGTCGGCACGGATGCCGGTCATCATGTCGACCGGCACCTCCTCCGTAGATAGGCCCAGGCTGCGCAGATACTTGTGGATGATCCGGATCTTGAGGTCGATGGTGCAGAAACGGGTCACCGGGTTGGGCAGATACTTGCGCTTGCGGATCAGGGCTTCGAACGGTTCGCCCTGGCGGCTGGCGGTGGCGTATTCCACCACCGCAAACCCCGCGTCATCATCGCGAAACTCCAGCCAAACGATCGGCACCGCCCAGCGCTCGGCACATTCCCGGACAAACTCCAATGTGGCCGGGTGCTCCTTACCGGTATTGGCGAAGGTGACGACCAGATCGCTCAGGTCTTCGTTGTTGTCCAGCACCTCGCGCAGCATGTAGGCGCTGGTGCGGCCGCCGGAAAAGCTGACGACCGTCGTACCGGACAATTTGTAGGGAGACATAGGGGATCCTCGCCGGCTGGCGTGAAATGTTGATATGGGGTATTACGGGTGACCGGCATGGGGCCGGATTAACGGGGGAGGGCTAAAGATGCGTTACAAAATCGGACAAAACGGCATCGGTGGGCGTGATGAGTCCTGGTATTACGTCGAATACGACGCAGAAAGCGGTGAAGCTTACTGGGTTCATGAATGGGATAATTTGAGTTATCAACTGCAGACCAATAGCGGCGAGAAAAAGATCGAACTCAGCCAAGCTTCCGGCAAGAGTTACTATCAGGAAGCTATCGAGCTCATGCAGGATAAGCATCCGGAATGGAAGCCTAATCAGGCCGGCTGATTTCGTCGTCAGGCTCTGGAGGGTCTTCGGCGAGCGACTTCATTCCCGCGGCCCTGATTATCTGCGACACCTTTTCGGTAACAACAAAAGGTGTCGTGACACACTTGAGCATCTGTGCCGCCGTTTCGAAGTCGGCGGCGATCACGTTTCGCAGCAGGTTCTGGAAGACTTCCTGCTGATTGTTGAAGCCGTGCTGCTTCATAAGGCGCTTCAGGTCGGCCTTGAACACGCCGGCCAGCTCAACCGTAAACTTCTCGACGCCCAATGCAGCGTCCTTCGCTGCTGCTTTCTCGCGCTTTCGGCGCTGCTTCAGGGCTTCCGCCGTCGGCTCCTGCTGTTCCTCGGCCATGACCTACCTCTCCGATTTCATGTGCTGGCAAATCAAGCCATGCCTGCCGCCTGCGCTGTCGCACCTGGTTGCTGATGCGCTTCATGGGGTGTCGGCGAACTTGATGCCGTTCTCCTGGGCGATCAGCGTCACGCGCTTGATGTGTATGCCCAGGTTCTTTGCCGCCACGCTGGCTATGACGCCCTTGGCGGCTTCGGCGCGCACGGCCGGGGCCAGCTTGTCGCGCTCAGCCCTCAGCTTCACCTGGTGAGCATTGGTGCCGAAGAAGGGTGCGTCTGCGCTAACGCCCGCCGGGATGACCTGAACCGATTTGCCAGCGCCGAAGAAGGCCTCCATCTGCTGGTTCAGATTGTCGATGATCGAGTCGCGCGGATCAGGCATTGGAACGCCGATCACTGAGCACCGCCTGAAAGCGTGACCTTCACGCCGTCTGCACGGGATTCCAGCGCCTGAGCGAAGTTGCTGGCCTCTTTCCAGGTCCAGCGGAAGCCTTTCACCTTGCCGGTGGCGCGCTCCACGATGTGGTAAGCGTTGCCGACGTTCTTGATCTGGAAGCGAATCTGTTGCACGGGCTGCTCCTTGCCGATCAGGGCGTAAAACTCGGCGGTGGCAATGCGGGAGCGAACGTGCAGGGCCGCAACCCCGTCTACGCGCTGTTGAATTGATGCGTGCATGTTGGATACCTCAGTGGGTTGCGTTTATTCGTCAGAACCCTGACCGCCTGGTGGTTGCCGGTGGGCCCAGGGGAGGGTGCTGAAGGGTAAAGGCGAGGCGAAAAAAAGCCCGATCGGAACCGGGCTTTCGTTGCGGAACATAGACCTCCCTATGTCACGCAGGGGGGGCGGTCGAGCGCCTGGGTTTATTTGTGCATGGGTGAAAATCCTCCGTTCATGGTTTCAACTGCAGCGGTGCGCTATGGCAGTTGGGTGAAAGTGACCGGACCGGTTACGTCTCCGGCGCCGAGTTCCACGGCCGTCTCCATTTCCTCCTGACTTAAGCGCACCCTCGGCCAGGCGATTTGATGCAGGTGGGCGGTTATAGGCCGCAATTTCGTCCGCATCGGGGTGTGATCTATCCACCAGGGCGCAACCCCTGCTTAACGCCCAGCTACGCCGGGCCCTGGCCGTGATTTTTACGTGACCCTAGGGAGGTCGACACGTCCGCAAATTCGGACACAGGACTATTCCAGGTCTTTCCTCATCCAACGGTGCAGGGCGCTTGCCCACGGCTAGATCACACCCCGATGCGGCCTGGTGCTTGGGATTACCAGGGCCTCGGGCAGTTAACGACAGGCTGTCGTGGCGCTGGCTGTTCAGTTATTTGCGGCTTCAGCGGCTTCGTACTCGCTGCCGAGGATTTCGGTCATCACACCATTCGGTTTGGCGGAGGTGCTGACGTAGATGCAGTCAGGCGTCACCACATGCTTGTAGCTGGAGAAGAACAGCGAACCACCCCCAAGACCCATTGCGTCGAGAAACGGCTGGAGGTCAGCTTTGTCCTTCGGTTTATGCTCCTTGAACTCTTCTTGCAGCTTTTGCAGCTCGAGCTTCAACTCCTTCCGCTCTTCGCCCCTGGTGCCCGGCGGCAGACTTGAGCGAGGGAACTGCGAGCCATCAGCCTTTGGGTCTGGCTTCGTCCAAAGCGGCTGCGGCATTGCTGGGCTGAACTTCAGACCGTAGAAGTTACGGCCGCTGTGCATGCTGGTCTGGAACAGTGCGGTTGCGCCTACAAAGCGCTTGGCGAATTCTTCGCCTTGCACCTGCAAACGATCCGCGCTTTCTCTGTACGACTTCCAAGCCGCCAGAACACCGGCATCGCTTGTCTTGTAGTAGGCCATCTCACTTCCTCCGGTTGTCATCCCGCTGCACCCTGTCGCCAAGGTGCACAAGTGATGCTCTGCCGTCGTTTAAGCGATAAAGACACCATCGTTCGATTCTCCTGTTGGGCCTTGAGGATTCGGGCTTTCAGGAAGACCAACGATGATTTCGCGCCGCATCGCCTCGGCTACCAGCGCCGTTTGGCGTGTAACGCCAAGCTTGAACATCGCGCTTGAAAGGCGCTTGGCCACGGTGCAGGCCGCCACATTGAACTGGCGGCCAATCTCTTTCGCGGTCATGCCCTGGGCAGCGCCCATCACATACTGCAGCTCACGAGGAGCCAGGCCCTTGCCAAGGTGGCCTTTCCATAAACCGCTCACAATTTTCGAGTTCACTTACATCCCTCCTGGTTGATTTCCCGTCAGGCCCTCTTGCGAAGGCCTGCCAGTGAAAACTCACCTTTAAAGCAAGCCCGCCAGCTTCAACCACGCCGCACCAACCGGTGCCAGCATTGCAGCTACAGCGGCGTATCCAGCGATTCGGTAAAGCATGGCGAACCTCCTGTTTGGGTTTCCGGGACCCGCTACTGGCGGCCGTCGACGGATTCAATCGATTGTTTTTCCAGCCGCGGGCCTTTCGGCTTGTTCTCCCGCTGGATAACTGCATTTGGCGCTTTACGCTGCGCGCCCGGGTCAGTTGCCAACCCTCTGAACCGTTGAGGCCGGTTCATCGCTGCCTTCAATCTGGCCGGTTGTTATCCGGCGATGGATCAAATCTACAACCATAAGTTGGAGTGCGCAAGTGTTTTGGTTGTAAATAAATGCATGGTTGCTTTGGGTTTGGTTGTAAATGCTTTTTCGAGGGCAAAAAAAATCCCACGGTTATGTGGGATTTTTGAAGGAGGACGACCTATCTGGTGTACATGGCCCACCAAAAGACGTGGCCAATGATCGAGATAGGCTCCTCTTGCAGCTGCTCGAACGAATAGTCCTCGTCTGGGTGTTCGTCGCGGTTAAAGCTTCTCAGTCTAAGCCCGGTTGGAAGCCGGTATAGCTGCTTCACCCTTAACTGACCAGCGTGATTCACTGCGTAAAGGTCGCCATCAATAACGTCCTTGAGAGATGTTTTTCCAAGATCTACACCCACTGTTGCGCCATCCCTTAGGACGGGGACCATGCTATTTCCCCTGACCTTTACGCAGCGCGCCCTATCGAATTGAACGCTGTTGTCGCGAAGCTTGACCTTCGGGAATCGCAGGTTTTGGGTGGCGTCCTCCTGAATTGCAAATCGGCCTGACCCAGCAGAAAGATCTACCTCCTGAAGAAACGGGACCTCTATTTCGTCATCTCTTACAGGTGTGGACTCGTCCCAGCTGTCAATGTCCTTGAGATCTGAAGACGCGGCGCGGGATTGGTCCGAGTGCGAATCACCCTGAACCAGGTAGCTAACAGATGTGCCCAGTATTGCGGCTATATCTGAGAGCTTTGTGTTTCTCGGAGTTGATTTACCGGCCTCCCACTTCTGAACAGCCTGAGCTGAAAGGCCAAGCCTTCGGCCGAGTTCGGACTGATTCAGCCCAGCCTCTTCACGTTTTTGCGCTATGCGTTCGCCAATACTTTTCATGTGTCAATCATACAAACAATGGTTGTAGGTGTAATTGCGAATATTGGTTGTAGTTCTGCACATGAATCGGGTAACCTTTGGTTGTAGCTGTAACTTTGAGGTGGGTATGGAGCAGACAGCAATTCAGAAGGCCGTCGCATTGGCTGGTGGCCAGTCCGCTTTGGCTCGATCGCTCAGGGTTACGCCCCAGGCAGTGCAGAAAATGTGCGCCTCGGGGCGTGTTCCTGCCGAGCGGGTCTTGGACATTGAAAAATTGACCGGTGTGAGTCGAACAGAGCTACGGCCCGACCTGTATCCGGTTGCAGCGTAACCGTTCGATGTCGCCATTTTCCGTCGAATCTGGAAGGGCGAACAGAGCGCTTGGATCAGCTGTTAATTCATACAGTGCATAGGAAGGGAATAGAGATGGCAGACGAGAATATTGAATCAGGATTTCCAGTGGATGGCGGTGCGGACGAGAAGCTCGCCCGCATCACCAAGGGTATTGGTGCCACCCAGCTGCCTAGTGCAGCCGCGGTTACTGAAATGGAATACAGCCTGAAGCTTCAGTCTGGACCAGATGGCCGTCTTTATGCGGCCGGCTTTTCATTTCGATCCTCTTAAGTCAGGCGAGAAAGAAACATGCCGATGATTTGCGAGTGCAACTGGCCATTAATGTCTGCTGATACAGGCGGAGCCCCGCGCAATTTCTGCAGCTTGTCTTTGAGCAATTCTTTGTCGAGACCAGGGGATTTGTCCAGCACATCCAGCAGCGTTAGAAGCGCATTTGTGTTCGCGATACTGGCCGTAGAAAGACTTATGACTACGTGCTCAAACTTTTTGTCAATGTCGCTTGTTCCTTTCACCGCTTCGATCAGATCAACAATTTTCATGTCCGGCCTCCAATGGCCTTTTCGTGTGGAAGCAAAAAGCTACCACGGATGCGCCGGACACCCATAACGCCTGAATCGCAGGCATAAAAAAACCGCCTGGCAGGGCGGTCCTTTCAACAGCAATAAAACATGTGGGGCCATTATGAACACACTCGTCGCTCCAAGCAATACCGTCACGATGTCGAGCCGGGAGATAGCTGATCTCACCGGCAAGCAGCACAAGAATGTCTTGAGGGACGTCAATGTGATGCTTGAGGCTCTCGAGAAGGCTGGCTCAGATTTGAGCCAGGCGGTTCGATACACGGACGAGCGCGGTCGTACGTCGGAAGTCCGGCTCGATCGCGTGCTGACCGAAACCCTTCTCACCGGGTACAGCATTCCGCTTCGTCATCGTGTCGTGACACGATTGCAGGAGTTAGAAAAAGTGTCGCGACACTCAATGTCGCTACCTACCAGCTTCGCCGAAGCTCTCCAGCTCGCCGCCGATCAGGCCAAGCAGAACGCTTCCCTTCATCAGGTTATCCAGCAACAGGCCCCAAAGGTTCAAGCCTTGGAGCGTCTCGCGGGCACCCATAGCTCAATCTGCATCACCACGGCCGCCAAGCAACTCGGCATAGGTCCTCTCAAGCTCTTCAAGTGGCTCAGCGACAACCGCTGGATCTATCGTCGAGCCTCGTTCGCCGCCTGGTCTGCCTATCAGCCTCGCATTACCGCTGGGCTTCTGGAGCACAAGCTGGTCAGGGTGGGGAAGGGCGCCGAGGAGGACCTGAAGGTAGTCGAGCAGGTCATGGTCACCCGCAAAGGCATCACCACACTCGCCGAACAACTCCAAGGAAACTCGCTGTGAGCGTTCAAGCAATGTCCTGGGCGCTCTCTCTGCCCGTGCAAACCCTCAAAGACTCGAGCGCGCGTCACGTGCTGCTGTGCCTGGCCAACTACGCCGGTTCAAACGGTACAGGTGCCTTTCCGTCCGCCTCTACCCTGGCCCAGGACACAGGGCTTTCCGAGCGCACTGTTCGTTACAAACTCGACGACCTGGAGCAATCGGGCCTGATCAAGAAGGGCAACCAGGCGATCGCCGCGGTTCACATCGATCGCCATGACCGCCGCCCAGTCGTTTATGACCTTCAAATATTACGGGGTGCAAATACTGCACCCCGTACAAAACGGGGTGCAGATGACGCAACGGGGTGCAACCTACAACAGAACGGGGTGCAGCCTGGAACAGAACGGGGTGCAGCAGCTGCACCCAATCCATCACTTAACCATCAAGGAACCGAAGAGCAGCTGCAGCCGCGCGAGATTGATTTCGCTATCGCCGGCCAAGACCGGGCAGCCCTTGAATCGCAAGACGACCGCCAACGCTTCGCCATGTTCGCTACTTGGGCTCCGAACGAGAAGGCTCTGTCGGATCAGATCGCAATCGCCGGGCTTCCAGCCGATGCGGTTCCCGATGCGGCGATCCGAGCGTTTATCGGGTTCTTCGTCGCCAAGCCAGCCACCGTCGATACCTCGGCAGGCTGGTGCTATCGGCTGGTGCAGTGGGTCAAGCGCGAACGCGTCAAGGCTTTGGGTCAGGGACAGATGCCTGACTTCGATGACACCAGCTGGGCGAACGATCTGGGAGATCTGTGATGGAAAACAAGAAACCGCGCAACACCGAACAACTGCTCAGCACGATGGGCAATTTACCGCCGGTAGCGCTAGTTCAGCCGAAGCAGTTGCCACCGGGCACCGCCGATGTAGTGAACGCGCTGTTCAAGGAATTACAGGCGATTTTCCCGGCTTGGAAACAGGCTTGGCCTGATGCCGAATCGCTGAATGCCGCCAAGCGCAGCTGGATCAAGGCGTTTATCGTTGCCGGAATCACGACGCTGGAGCAGATCCGGTACGGGCTGCAGAACTGTCGGCAGATCGGCGGCGACTTCGCCCCTAGCGTCGGCAAGTTCATTAAGTGGTGCCAGCCTACTCCCGAGATGCTAGGCATACCATCGCATGACAGGGCGTTTCGGGAGGCGCTGGAGAATTCACACCCGAGCCGTTTCGGCGCGCGCACATGGTCCCACGCTGCCGTGCGCCATGCTGCGCTCCAGTGCGAGATGCACAACCTCGGTGATCTGATCCCGGATAAGGCCAGCAAGGTTTTCGACCGAGCTTACGACATCACTATTCGCCGCCTCGTCCAGGGCCTGCCGCTCGAGGATATCGCAGTTGGCATCGGCCACGACGGCAGCAAGGCACCGATCGAGCGGGCAAACGAACTGACCGAGCGAGTAGCGCAGGCGCAGGTGGCGCGTATGGGCATTCCGGCCAACGGCCAGGCGGCGCGTGAGCAGTTGATGCGCCGGCTCGGTCTCACGCCATCTGCCCGGATCGTCGGAGGTGTCGCCCATGGCTGATTCCCGCCTTGCGCCGATTCACCCCTCCGATTACCGCTACGCCGTTCACAGCTGCGGCTACAAGTGGGAGCTCACAGATAAGCCAGACCGGGCTGTCGCTTTATTCGAGCACCCGTCAGTAGCGCTGAAATTTGGGGCAGCGATGTGGCCCTCCACTTTCGAAGTGATTGATGTCGTTACGGGTGAGCGGGTATGCGCGTGAAGTCAATGAACCCGGCTGCCGTGAAGCCATTTAGCCCGAAGCCTTTGCGCGCCAAGTCCGTGGACCGTGAAGGCCTTGAGCAGGCCGCGCTGATCAAGGAGATCGGCCTGCGTTATCCCGCGGCCGCGAAGCTGATCTACCACGTCCCGAACGGTGGGCACCGGCACAAGCTGGTGGCGATCAAGCTGAAAGAGCAAGGCGTTAAGGCTGGTGTTCCAGACCTGGTGCTGCCGATGGCCCGCGGCGGGTACTTCGGCCTATATATCGAATTCAAGGCTCGGGCGCCGTATGACGCCTCCGTCTCCCCAGCGCAGGACGCATACCTGCAGGCGCTGACCGATCAGGGTTACCTGGCCATCGTTTGCCGTGGGCACGTCGACGCCATTGAGGCAATCAGGGCCTACCTTCTTCAACCTCAAACCAAGGCCGCTGCATGACTCAGACAATGCTCACCTCATTCACCGATGCGGAGATCCGTCGGCAGGCCGGCAATACCGGCGTACGCGACCTGCGCGATGCTCGATATCCAGGCGTGTACTTCCGCTTTCATCAAAACCGCGAGCGCGGCACTTGGTACCTGGTGTCGGGCGGCAAGTGGGACAAGATCGCCGCGTTTCCTCAGTTGCCGGTGAAGGGGTTGATCGGCGCGTTGCCGAAGATCCGCGAGCGTCTGGCCGCTGACCCAAAGGCCTCGGCCGCCGCCGGAACGTTGCAGACCGTTGGTGAGCTGATGGACTGGTTCACCGCCCGTCAGGCCGTTGACCGCAGCCTGTCAGCCAAGCGCCGCTCCACCAACACCTCGATCATCTCCTGCCACCTAAAGCCAAGGCTCGCTGAGCTGTCGGTGGAGGAGGTTGACCGCTCCACGCTCGACAAGCTGGTCATGTGGCCTATGCAGGCTGAAATGTCGCTGTCCTACGTCCGATTGATGTGGGGCGTGCTGGTGGTCGCATTCCGCCAGGCAGAGAAATTGCGCCTGATCACCACTAACCCCATCGCCGGGTTCAAGTTCACCGACTTCACCAAGGCCCGCATTCAGCCCAAGCCATCGCGCCTACGCGCCGTCCAGCTCGAGGAAGTGATCGGGCAGTTGGCCGCCGGCTTCGACCAACACCCCCAGGACTGCATGCTGGCCTTGATGATGCTGTGCCACGGCACGCGCGCCGGCGAGACCAGACAAGCGCAGTGGTCCCACTTCACCCTGGGTGAGCAGGGCGAGTGGTTCATTCCCACCGAAAACACCAAGACCCGTTGCGAGCATCACTTGCCGCTGACCCACCAGGTGTGCGCGCTGCTGGAGCGATACCGGGATTGGCAGTCAGCCAAAGGTTACATGGGCACCTACGTGTTCCCGGCGCGGGGGCGTGGGCCGATCAGTGACAGCCAGGCCTGCGCAGTGTTCACCAGGCTGGGCAAGGGTGAGTGGACGAGCCACGACCTGCGCAAGGTTGCCCGAACCGGTTGGACTGACCTGGGTGTCGACTTCCTCATTGGCGAGATGCTGGTGAACCACACGCTGACCCGCAACGTGCAGACCTACATCCACACCTCGGCCGAACTGCTCAAGCGCGAGGCGTTGGTTAAGTGGCATGACTGGCTAGACGGGAAGGGTTTCAACCTCATTCACTGCTCGACCATGACTAGAAACGGAAATTCGCACAATGACGCCGAGGCCTTGAATGGCGCGGCTTCTAGCCAAATCCATAAACCATAAAAGGCGAGGTTTAAAAATGGCGAGTCAAGACCTTTTCAAGCCGAGCATCAGCCTCTGGCAGCACTACGTCACCATCATCAGCGTCGGCGGATCCGCCTTGGCTTACTCGTTTGGCTCGGGCTGGATGGGGCTCGGGGTCGCGGTCACGTTCTTTGTCGGTGCAGCTGTTGAGGGCTTCGCTGGTGCGCGCCCATGAAGAAGTCACACGGCCCATCCTTCCGCGCCACTCAGTTGGACCTGGCCAAGTGCCCGGCATGCCGTGGTCGCGCGGTGATCAGCGGCGTATTCCATGAACTGGCCTGCGTGCAGTGCAACGCCTCGGGCTGGGTAACCGCCGAAACTGGCGAGGCGCTACCGCTGGAGGTGCTGGTGACGCAGTTGAGTATCCGGCTGCAGGCGGCCGAGCAGCAGATCGCGCAATTCAACCGCTTCAAGCCTGCCGGTGCTGAGGCGCAGTACAACGAGAACAACCGCCGTGGCCCAGGTGCCACCAACTTCACAGGGGATTGAGCCATGGCTATGTACAGAGACGTGATGGGTACCCTGGTGCGGGTGCTGGCAGCTGACAACATCGACAACAGCACCAAGCAGTCCTGGCAGAAACTGATCGATGCCGACCTTCGCCATGGCGGCACAGGCAGCACGTTGTCCGCGCGAGACAAGTTCGATTACGACTGCTGCCTGTACGCGCTGCTGCACCGCCAGCTTGAGCCGGCTCAGTGGGATGTGCTCGTGGCCAAGTATTCCACCCACAAGGCCAACAAGGTCGGTGCCATTGGCAGGTTGGTAGCGCGCATGGTTTCGCCGGCACCGCAGCTATTCGTCTATAAGGCGCTGACGGCCTGGGCCATACCGAAGCTGAAGGGTGTGCAGGTCGGTAAGCGCTCCACCGACATGATCGTGCTGCCTGCCGAGTTCTACGACATGAACACCTGGGACCTGGCGGGCTCTCCAGAGCGCACCCGCCGCAACTGGCGAGGCGGAATCCACAAGCGTTTGGAGAAGCTCGAAGAGCAGGCCGTGATCCATGCGACCGAGATATTCGACAGTGAACAAATCTTTGTAGATGCCGCTTGACCCATTGGCCGACTGGCCGTAAATTAATCCCATCATGTCGATCTTGCGCGTTATGAGAGACGACCCAAAATTCTGAGCCCCGCCAATGTGCGGGGCTTTTTCGTTTCTGGAGTATCGGATGGATCCTACTGACCTCGGCCCAGGCACGGCTACCTGGCTTGGCGGTAGTGCCACCGTCGCGCTCGGCGGGCTGCTCTGGCTCCGCAAGTTCTTGTCGAAGGACGCGACCGACCGAGCGATGGATAGCGCCGACATCGGCACCGTCCGCCGTCTGAATGAGCTACTCGACACTGAGCGAGCCAGGGCAAACGCCGCCGAGGCCCGCGCCGACCAATTCGCCAAAGAGCGCAACGAACTCGCCGCGGCGGTTGGGCGGATGGAGGGCAAGATTGAAGCGCTCACCAGCCAGGTTGCTCAGCTAACCGATCGTGTGACGCAGCAGAGCGACGAGATCAACCGCCTGCGCACCAAGCTGGGAGGAGTCGCCTGATGGACAGATGCGCAATCAACTTCATCGCCCGCCACTGGTGGAGGCGCGCCGAAGTGTGGGTTATCGCGTTGCTGCTGGTAGCAGGTGGATCGATCCTCGGTTACCAGGCCGGTGTGTGGTCAGCCAGCAGTGAGCATACCAAGCAGCTCGCCGAGGTGCGCGCTGCGTACGACGCGGCCATGGGGAAGCGAGACTTGCGGCTTACCACGCTGGCCGAGAAGACCCAGGACGCAGCGGTCAAGGTTCAAGAGGCATCAAACTCTGTTGTCCAGGCCGCCGATACCGCCAGCAAGGCGGCCGAGAAGGTCAATGAAGCGGTAGATCGTAAAGCGCAGTAACCGCTCCACGTTTACATAACCCACAAATTGTGGCGCGGAATGCGCCGAGGGCATCGCCATGGCTTCGAATACCAATTCCTCCAAGACTGTCACCATGTTCGGCTGGATCGCGGTTGTGATCATCGTGCTGTCGGTGGCTGCTTTCGTCTTCGCTTGAGTGTGAGTGATGGCCTGCTCAGGATGTGCAGCCCGTCGAGCCAGGGCAGTCAAGTGGCTGAGGATTGCAGCAGAGCGGGCTGCCTCCGTTCTTTCAGCGAAACCACACAACGGAGTGTCACCTGATGGGAAGGCTGAAGACGCTGGCAAACAGGGTAAAGACCCAGCCTGATCGTCTCGCCGCCGTCAACACCAACTCATGGCGAGCCACCAAGCAAACGGCAGCGCAGCGTGGCTATGGCTACAAGTGGCAGAAGGCGCGCGAGGGCTGGCTCAGCGCTCACCCGCTATGCGTCTACTGCGAGCGTCTTGGACGGGTCACAGCAGGGTCAGTTGTCGACCACATCGAGGCACACCGCGGCGACATGGCGATGTTCTGGGATCGGGCCAACTGGCAGACCCTGTGCAAGCCCTGCCACGACTCGGTCAAGCAGGCCGAGGAAGCTGGTGGTGTCAGGTCCTGGTAGATCATATCGAATGAGAATTATTCCCATCAAATCTGCACCAAAATGGTGCGATTGAGGTTTTCTATGGTGGGGGGGGTCTAAATATAGGGGGTGTATCGCTTCCAGACCGCGCCCGATCCCATTCGCACTTTTTTTCCCGACCCCAAGGTATTTTGTTAATGGTGTTAACAGACAAACAACGACAGTTTGTTGACGCTAAGGCTCGGGGTGCGTCAAACAAAGAAGCGGCAGAAGCCGCAGGCTGTAAGGCTTCGACGGCATCCGCTGCCGGCTCCCGCTGGGCAAATGACCCGAAGATTTGCAGTGCAATCCTTGCGCGCCGATCCGAGCTAAGTGTTAAACCGGAAAAGCAGCGCAAGCAGAAAAAGAGCGCAGAGGACCAGGTACCCGAACAGGATGAGACCGGCGGCGAGTACCTCGACTGCCTGCCCACGACTGAAGATCCTCTCGCATGGCTCTTGGCTCTGATGAATGAGCCCAGAGCCAAGATCTTTGACCGCCGAAACGCCGCTCAGACCGCCGTGCCCTATGTGCACGGCAAAAAAGGTGACGCAGGCAAGAAAGAAGAAAGAGCGCAAGCCGCGAAAGAGGCGGGCAAAGGCAAGTATTCAGCGGGCAAACCGCCGCTCACCGTAGTTAAGAGGTAGGCCATGCAATGGACAACTGCCTGCCCGGACTGGTGGCGGCGCCTCTCTGCCGGCGAATCAATAATCCCTGCACCACTTTTTCCAGCTGAGGCTGAAGAAGGCCTTGAGGTTTTTCGTTCACTCAAGATCGTCGACGCGCCAGGCTGCCCCACGATTGAGTCGGCGTGCGCGCCTTGGGTGATCGACTTTGCCGGCGCGATTTTTGGGAGCTACAACAGCGAGACCGGCCACCGCCTGATCAGCGAGTATTTCCTCTGTATCCCCAAGAAAAATTCAAAGTCCACGATCGCCGCCGCGATCATGTTGACGGCGCTGATCCGCAACTGGCGGCTCGAGGCCGAGTTCATCATCCTGGCCCCAACCAAGGAAATTGCCGATAACGCCTTCAAACCATGCGCGGCAATGGTCAAGCACGATGAAGAGTTGAGCGCACTGCTGCATGTTCAGCCGCACCTGAAGCTCATCACGCACCGTGAGACCGGCGCCACGCTCAAGGTGGTCGCGGCTGACAGTGATGTGGTGGGCGGCAAAAAGGCCGTGGGCGTGCTGATCGATGAGGCTTGGCTGTTCGGTAAGAATGTGAAGGCGCCGGATATGATCCGAGAGGCCACCGGCGGCCTGCTGTCGAGGCCTGAGGGCTTTATTATCTGGCTGACGACTCAGTCAAACGAGCCACCTGCCGGCATCTTCAGATCGAAACTGAGCTATGCCCGCGGCGTGCGCGAGGGTCGGATCGAAGACCCGCGCTTCCTGCCGGTGATCTACGAGTTCCCGCCCGATATGATCGAGAGCGGAGAGGCACGGCGGCCTGAAAACTTCCACCTGGTGAACCCGAATATGGGGTACTCGGTGGATAGGCCCACCCTCGAGCGCCTGTTTATGCAGGCCGAGATGGATGGCGAAGCAGAGGTGCGCGGCTTCCTTGCCAAATTCCTGAACATCGAGATCGGTCTCGCGCTGATGTCGGACAGTTGGGTGGGTGCTGACTTCTGGGAGCCGCAGGCCGAAGCCGGCTTGACGCTTGAGTCACTCATCGAGCGCTGTGAGGTGATCGTCGTCGGTGTCGACGGTGGTGGGCTCGATGACCTGCTGGGGCTCGCAGTCATGGGACGAGTTCGTGATTCGCGCACTTGGCTGCACTGGGCTCACGCGTACGCTCACCCATCTGTTCTTACACGCCGGAAGACCGAGGCACCGCGTCTCATGGATCTAGCGGCTGTTGGTGATCTGACCCTGGTTAAAAAGATCGGTGATGACGTCGAGCACCTCGCCGCGACGGTGGCTCGCATCAACCAAGCCGGGTTGCTGGACAAAGTTGGCCTTGACCCCGCTGGTATCGGCGCCGTGCTCGATGCGCTGGCTGACGCGGGCGTTGAGGAAGACAAAATTATCGGCATATCCCAGGGTTGGAAGCTCACCGGTGCGATCAAAACCACGGAGCGCAAGCTTGCTGAAGGCGCGTTTTTGCACTGCGGACAGCCGCTGATGGCCTGGGCCTGCGGTAATGCCAAGGGTGTGCCCTCGGCAAACGCATTCCTCATCACCAAGCAGGCGTCCGGCACCGCGAAAATTGACCCACTCATGGCCACGTTCAACGCAGTTTCGTTGCTTTCTCTGAATCCAGAGGCGCTCGGAGGCATGGACGACTACCTCAATAACGGCTTTTTCGGACTAGTAGGCTGACCATGGCATTTAATTTGTTCAGGCCAAGCACCTGGGGATTTTTCGGTTACACCGATCCGGCGACGGGCAACTACGTCGAGGTCGATCTTGAGGTTGGTGGAAAAACTACCAAGGCGGGTATCAAGGTAACCGCCAAAACTGCGCTCTCAATCAGCATGGTCTGGTCTTGCGTGAAAATCCTTTCCGAATCGCTTAGCGGCCTTCCGCTGAAGCTTTACGAAGATGGCAGCGCAGGTCGAAAGCAGGTCGTAAAAAATGATGGGGCGTTGAAGTTGCTCCAAAAACCAAACCCCTACATGACTATGCTGAACTTCCTCAAGTTCGTGGTCGTGAACATGGCGCTGCGCGGCAACGCCTTCGCCCTGATCGAACGGAACAGGCACGGCGACCCGATAGGGCTTGTTCCGCTGGATTGGCGGACCGTCAAGATCGACACCGAGGCCGACCTCATCTACTGGGTGACACCCAGCGAGGGAGACCCTTACCCGGTTTCTCCTGAGCACATGCTCCACTTCAAGCTGTTCAGCCTGGACGGCGTAGTTGGTCTTTCGCCTATTGAGCACCAAGCCGAAACCATGGGCCTTGCCAAGGCTGGCCAGCAGTGGTCGGCGCGGTTCATGCGCAAGGGCGGCTTCACCGGCGGGTACGTGATCTACGACCAATTCTTGACGAAGGCCCAGCAAGCCCAGGTTATGGAGAAGTTCCCGGACGTGCGCAAGGCGGACGCCGACGACATTGGGAAAATGGCCATCCTGCAGGGCGGCCCGAAGATTGAGGCCGCCGGCATCACACAGAAAGATGCCCAGTTCATTGAGTCCCAGCAATTCCAGGAAGAAGCGTTAGCCGGCATTTATGGGGTGCCTCTATGGCTTGCCAACCGCGCCGGTAAGACCTCGATCATGGGCTCGAACCTTGAGCAGCAGCTCACCGGGTTCATCACCTTCGGACTCAAGCCCTACATCGACGTGGTGGAGGACGAACTCAACGACAAGATCTACCGGACCAAATCGCGCTTCGTCGAGTTTGCTGTCGAAGGTCTTCTGCGCGCCGACAGCGCAGGTCGGTCCACCTACTACGGCAGTGCGCTTGGCGGTTCTGGCGGGTCTGGATGGATGACCATCAATGAAGTCCGAGTGAAAGAAAACCTGCCTCCCCTGGAAGGCGACGAATACAACCGGGTCACCCGGTGGGAGATGGATAAAAATGGCAAATCTTGAAGTTCCGTTTGAGCTCAAGTCCGTTGACGAAGCCGGCAACTTCGAGGGCTACGCCGCGGTATTTAACAACGTGGATCTTGGCGATGACGTGATCTTGCCAGGCGCCTTCACACGCGTGAAGGCAACCCGTGGCGGCAAGCTAAAACTTGCTCTCTATCACGACCTTACGCGATTGGTAGGCGCTGCCGACTACACCCAGGACGATCACGGCCTTCTACTCAAAGGGAAAGTAAACCTCAACGTCAGCTACGCCCGCGATGCCTACGAGCTGATGAAAGCGGAAATCCTAGACAGCATGTCGATCGGCTTCAATACCATCAAGGCAGATTTCGAGGACCGCGCAGGGCGGCGTGTTCGCCTCATCAAGGAGGCCGAGCTGTGGGAGGCCTCCTTTGTGCCGTTCGGAATGAACCCTGAGGCTCAAGTCCTCAGCGTCAAGTCGGACATCAGGCTTTTCGAGAAGGCCCTGCGCGAACGCGTTGGGCTCTCGCAGAAGGAAGCGGCAGCAGTCGCTTCGCTCGGCTATACCGCGCTACGCCGTGATGGCGGCAGCGAGGCCACGGCGATCGTGGATGAGCTGAAAGACATTTCCAACCTGTTCACCCACCATTTCGGAGTATCGCCATGAGCGAAGTAAAAGAACTGAAAGAATCCCTTGATCAGCAGCTGAAAAGCGGCTTTGAGGGCCTGCAAAAGAAATACGATGCCGCCATGGACGAAGTCCAGAAAGGCAACAAGGTCACCGGCGACCTGAAGAAGCAGATCGAGGACCAAAAGGGCGATTTGCAAAAGGTTATCGACCAGGTCCAGGACCTGGAGCAGAAGGGCGTCAAGTTGCGCGGCGGACCGGGCGAGGGCAAATCGTTCATCGATATGATCAAGAGCGATGACAGCTATAAGTCGCTGTCTTCGAACTCGGCGAACCGTGCCGAGATCGAGGTCACCAAGTCTGATCTGGCCGCCATGAAGGAAGTGAAGGTCACCAGCGCTGGCATCGTTGCGCCGATTTACGACCAGATCATCCAGCCAGGAATTCGCCAGGAACTGCGCATTCGCGACCTGCTAACTGCCATCCCGGTCACCGGGCAAAGCTACACCTACTTCCGCGAGAAGCTGCATACTCGCGGCGCTGCTCCGGTAGCAGAAGGTGGCACCAAGCCAACCAGTGACGTGACTTTCGAACCGGTAACTGACCGCGTCAAAAAGATTGCAGTATGGATGCCGGTAACCGAAGAAGCGTTGGCCGACGTGCCCCAGATGCAGGGGTATATCCAGGAGTTGCTGCGCTACGACCTGAAACTGGAAGAGGAAAACCAGATCCTCAAAGGTGATGGTACTGGCGAAAACCTGAACGGCCTCATGACCCAGGCCACTGTCTACGACGCCGCCTTGAACAAGGCCGGCGACACCTCGATCGACATCGTGCGTCGTGGCATCTATCAGGTGCGCAAGCAGTCCAAATTGTCGGCCGATGGCGTCGTGATGAGTGAGCTCGACTGGATGAACATCGAGCTGCAGAAAGACGGTGAAAACCGCTATCTGTTCGCCAATCTGCAGGGTTTGGTTACCCCGATCCTCTGGGGCCGTCCGGTCATCACCTCGGACAGCATGGACGAGGGTGATGCGGACGACGGCGGCGAGTTCCTGATCGCCAACTTCGCCCGTGCTGCAATCCTTTTCGACCGCATGACCTACCTGTTCAAGATGGGTCTTATCAACGATATGTTCATCAAGAACATGATGGCGTTGCTGGCTGAAGAGCGTCTGGGCCTGGGCGTGCGCCGCAAGGAAGCTTTGGTCAAGGGCAACTTCCCAAAGTAAGCCTGAATCCTACGTAACCATCAAAACGCCGGCGTGATGTCGGCGTTTTTGTTTTTGGAGGGAGTATGAAAATCAAAGCTTTGTGGGGCTTCACGGGCAACGCTGATCTGCTCAAGGCAGAGTCAACCAAGGTAAAGCGCGGGCAGGTGTTCGATGATGTTGACGACGAATACGCCCACACGCTGATCGGCAAAGGTCTGGTCGAGGAAATCGGCGCCGACGGAAAGTCCAAGTCCACCAAACCCAAGGATTCGAAGCCAGCCGCGCCGAAAGAGAGCAAATAAATGATCGAATTGGCCACTTTGAAGATGCATCTGCGGGTCGACGGCGATGAAGAAGACGCCTTGATCGGCGGCTACCTCGAAGCGGCCAAGGCGCATGTCGAGCAACACTGCGACCGAAAACTGGTGGAGGGCGAACCCATCGATCCGGCTGAAATGGGACTTACCAGAGATGTTGAGCAGGCTATTTTTCTGCTCGTTGGGCACTGGTACTCAAACCGCGAGGCCGTGGTAATGGGCGGAGCGCCTTCGGCCGTCCCTCTCGCAGTCGATAGGCTGCTCTGGTACAGGAAGCGCTTCTGATGCAGGCCGGAAAACTGAGGCATCGCGTTCGTATACAGCACAAGGTGACATCACAGCACCCTGTAACCGGCGAACAGCTGACGGATCAGTGGGTTGATTTCGCCAAGGCATGGGCTTCGGTCGAGGACTTGAGCGCCCGTGATTTCATCGCGGCGCAGGCGATTCAATCTGAGGCAAAAAGCCGGGTAGTTATTCGCTACCGTGATGGAATCACGGCTGAAATGAGGGTTGTGCTGGCTAGCGGTGCCGTTTGCGCAATCGTTGGTTCGCCCCTGATGGATCCGAACTCGCGCAAGGAATATCTCACGCTGCTCGTGTCTTCGGGGGTGAGCGATGGCTGATTGGGTATCGTACAACCTCACCGGCGCCGAAGCTTTGTCAGCCCGGTTCAAGGGACTGACGGAGGAGATGCGCCGCAAGGTGGTCACCCCGGCGGCCAAGGACGCAATGGATATCGTGCTGATCGACGCGAAGGACCGCGCATCGCGCATCGATGATCCGGAGACTGCCAACTTCATCCCGGCCAACCTGGCCATGGTTGAGCGCAAGGCGCTTGGGCAGGAACTCGGCGCCGTGGTGATCTCGGTGGGCGTGCGAATGCGCAAGCGCGGCCAGAAGGGAGGCAACACGTTCTACTGGTGGTGGGTGGAGCTCGGTACCGAAAAGAACCGGGCAAAACCGTTTCTCCGGCCGGCCCTGGCCAATAACCGGGAGCAGCTCTTCCAGGAGTTCCTCAGTTCGGCCAAGTATCAGCTGATCAAGCTGGGGGTGAACGAATGACTGCGCCCATTTTTCAAGTGTGCGCCGCCAGCGTGGCTGTCACCGCACTGCTCGGAACTGGGCCAACGCGGCTCTATCCGCACGGCGAGGCGCCAGAAGGCACCGAAAGGCCGTACGCAGTCTGGCAGGTCGTCAGCGGATCGCCGATCAACTTCCTCAACTGCGTACCAAGCACGGATCGCTACGGCCTTCAGGTCGACGTGTACGCAGAAACCGCTTCTTCCGCTGAGGGCGTAGTGATGGCGCTGCGTCGGGTGATTGCCCAGCACGCGTATGTCACCGGCTTCGGTATCGATGCCAAGGACAAGGACACCCACAGCTACCGCAAAGGTTTCGACGTTGCCTGGCTGGTGAGTTTGTAGCCGTAAACCAGAAAAGAACGACCCGCTACGGCGGTTTTTTTATGCCCGCTCAACAGTGATTTTCCAGGAAAATCGGGGAGTACAAATTGACCATTAAAACCCAAGGCACGGACCTCTATGCCATCGACCCCCTCACCAAAGCGATTTTGGTGGTGGGCTGCTTCACCTCCCTGGACGGGATCGACACCAGCATCGCGCAGATCGAAACGACCTGCATGAACTCCAGCGCCCGAGAATACGAGGCCGGCCTCGCTGAGCCCGGCTCGGCGTCGTTCGGTTTGAACATCGACCCGCAAGAGCCGGCGCACGTGCGGCTGCACCAGCTCAAAACCGCCGGCACCAAATTACTTTGGGCGATTGGCTGGTCTGACGGACGCGTCGTGAACGCTCAGGGCGATCTGGAAGGCATTCCGCCCACGGTCAGCCAGGCCGGCGGCCTGTCGGCTATCGCTCTCACCGCCGGCGGCACCGGCTATACCTCGGCTCCCACGGTCGCCATCACCGGTGGCGGCGGCACTGGCGCAACTGCCACAGCAACCGTTGCCGCAGGCTCTGTGACCGGATTCACCATCACCAACGCGGGTACCGGCTACACCTCGGCACCGACCATCGCGCTCACCGGTGGTGGCGGCGGTACCGGTGCCGCTGCAACCGCCGTCGTCGGTTCAGAAATCGATTTCGACCTGCCGAACACCCGCACCTGGATCACCTTCGAGGGCTACATGAACAGCTTCCCGTTCAGCTTCGCGCTGAATGACGTTGTGAAGTCCACCGTCGGCATCCAGGTATCGGGTGATCCGGTATTCGTCCCTAAAGTCATCGCGCCGTAAGGAAAAATCATGGATCTCACCATCAAAGCTCTGGCCGCCGCCGGCGCGTTCGCGGGAACAGCAGTAAAAAAAGACATTACCTGGTTCTCTGGCGGCAAAACGCACGCCGCTACGATCTACGTACGCCAAGAGTCGTTTATCGAGCTGACCCAGCGCTGGGATTCGAAAGAGTCCGGGAGTGATGTGTTCGCCGAGCGAATCGCAAAAAACATCCTCAAGAAAGATGGCTCGCCGGTCTTCTCCGTTGCTGATGTACTCGGCACCAATGACACCGGCAACGGCCCTCTGTGCGCGCAGTTGACGTTGGCGCTTCTGGACGCGCTCAACGAGGCAAACGGTGTTGGCGCGGGCGCCTCAGAAAAAAAATAGGGCCCGCCGATGAGCTCTGGCACGAGCTGGTGCTCAACGGCATCGGCGGGCGAACCGTCGCCGAAGCGAAGGCAAGCCTCAGCTATACCGAGGCGCTTTCGTGGATGGCCTACATAGAGCAAAACGGGACGCTGAACCTTGGCTTGAAGATAGAGCGGGGTTTCGCATTGCTCGCCACCATTTTGAACAATGTGCACGGCGGTAAGGCAACTTTCGACGATTTCCTGCCCGCGCGCGGCGCAGTTGTTGAGGAAGCCGAGACCTCCGCGCACGACCTGTTCAGGTTGCTGCAGTCGGTCAAGAGGTGATTTATGGGTGTTGATTCACTTGGCCAACTGACGGTCGATCTGGTGGCCAACACCGGCGGCTTCGAAAAAGGCATGGACCGGGCAGAGCGAAAGCTCAAGTCCACCACCAAAGAGGCCGCCTACCAAGCCAAGGAGCTGGATAAGCTCGTAGGCCGCATTGATCCCGTTGTGGCGGCATACAGCCGCCTCGACAAGATGGAGGAGCAACTCCAGGCCCACCGCAAGGCCGGCCGGCTGCCCACTGCCGAGTTCGATCTCTACAAGAAGAAGATCGACGAGCAGCGTGCCTCTATTGAGCAAACCGACAAGGTAATGCTCAAGAACGGCCAATCGGCCAAGCAGTACGCTGCGAACTTGCGCGGCGTGCCTGCCCAGTTCACGGACATCGCTGTGTCGCTCCAGGCTGGACAGAACCCCATGACGGTGTTCTTGCAGCAGGGCGGCCAACTCAAGGATATGTTCGGCGGCGTCGTTCCGGCTGCAAAGGCTCTGGGGGGATACGTCCTCGGCCTGGTAAACCCATTCACCGTGGCCGCCGCTGCGGCCGCTGTGCTGGCCTTGGCCTACAAGCAGGGTAGTGACGAGGCGACCGCTTACAACACGTCCCTGGCGATGACTGGGAACACCGCTGGCACCACGGCTGGGCAGCTGTCCACCCTTGCCCAGCAGATTGCGCAGTCGAACGGCACCGTCGGCAAAGCATCGGCTGTATTGGCGCAATTGGCCGGCTCTACGCGCATTCCGGTGCAGGCCTTCCAGGGCATTGCTGACGCTGCAATCCGGTTCGAGTCGGCGACTGGGCTGGCCGCCGAAGAAACGGTCAAAAATTTCGAGAAAATAGCCAAGGATCCGACGGCGGAGATTCTGAAACTCAACGAGTCGATGAACTTCCTGACGGCCTCAACCTACGAGCAGATCAAGGCGCTCCAGGAGCAGGGGAAGACCCAGGAAGCCGCGGCGCTGGCAAACGACACCTATGAGAAGGGCCTCAACAGGACGTCCGACTCAGTGAAAAAGAACCTCGGCTATCTCGAGGTTAGCTGGAACGCGGTCAAGAGTGCCGCCAAGGGCGCATGGGACGCCGCGCTCAACATCGGCCGACAGGACACGCTCGATCAGCAGATCGAGGCGCTGGACAAGCAGCTCGGCGCCATCGCCAAGGCGCGACAGCTCAACAAGTCAGACGGTTTTGGGAATCTAACGCCTGACGATAGTTTTCGCACCAATGCGTTAGAGGCCGAGAAGACCCAGAAACTTGTCCTGAAGGCGGAGGAGGAGCGCCGGGCAGCGTCGAAAGGTTTCCAGCAGCAGCAACAGCAGCAGGCGCTTTCAGATCAGGTCGCCCTGGATAAGCTGAGAAAGGAAACGGAGACCAACGCCGACAAGCGCGCCCGAGAGTTAGGTGAATATCGGCTATTGGTCGAGCGTCGAATCACTCAGGCTAAAGCCTCTGGCGATAAGTCTCTGCTGATTTCTCCCGATCAGCAGGCGAAAGACATCGCCAATATCAACGACAAGTACAAAGACCCAAAGGCCGCAAAAACACCGCAATACCGCGAAGACGCGGGCATGAAGATGCTCGACTCTCTTCGTCAGCAAAACGCTGCGCTGCAGGTTCAGTCCAGCTCAATTGATGAACAAACCGGGAAGTACGCCACCCTGGGTGCCCAGGCTCAGGAACTGGCGAAGTTCGAGCAGCAGATCGCGGATATCAAGACGAAGGATATCCAGACAGCTGACCAAAAGTCGCTGCTCGCAAACGAGGCGCTGATCACCGCTCAGCTCAAGCGCAACGTAGCGCTCGAGCAGGAGGTCGCTACACGCAAAAGGAGCTACGAGGAGGCCCAGAAGCTTCAGGCCTTCGAGGAGAACTTGAAAAGCCAGTTGTCGAGCGCTCAGGTCGGTATCGACAACACGTTGGCCGGCGCCGGCATGGGCCAGCAGCAGAAACAGCGCCTTCAGGAGCAGTTGAGCATTCAGAAGTCATACCAGTCCCAACTGGATCGACTGGAGGCTCAGCACAACAAGGGCGAGATCAGTGACGATCTGTACGCCAAGGAAACAACGGCCCTGCGATCGGCGCTTGATCAGCGCATGGCAATGCAGACCAAGTATTACCAGGATCTGGATAAAGCCCAGGGCGATTGGACATTGGGGGCTCAGTCGGCTTACGAGGACTACTTGGAGAGCGCGCGCAACGCGGCAGAACAAAGCCACAACCTGTTCAGCAATGCGTTTAGCTCCATGGAGGATGCGATCGCGCAGTTCGCACTGACCGGGAAGCTTTCCTTCTCCGATCTTGCCAAGTCGATTTTGGCGGATATGGCGAAAATCGCAGCCAGGCAAGCCGCGTCGTCGGCTCTTAGCGCCCTTTTCGGGGCGGCCAGCTCTGCCATAGGCGCCTATTTTGGCGGTGCTGGCGGGTCCACCGGAGCCGCAACAGCGGGCGGGGCTGCACAAGGTGCATCCAATTTCGGCAGCCAATTTGATGCCAGCGCAGGCTCAGTGAAGTGGCCGGCGTTCTCCGACGGGGGATGGACTGGGCCGGGAGGAAAATATGAGCCGAAGGGCGTGGTGCACGGTGATGAATTCGTTCTCCGCAAGGAGGTGGTTCAGCAGCCTGGCATGCGCGAATACCTGGAGCGGCTCAACAAGCGCGGATATGCAGATGGCGGCTATGTCGGTCTCGGTGGCGGGTCTTCTTCATCTCCGGCGTCTGGCGGCGCGATATCCATTCAGCAAACGATCGTAGTTCAGGACACCGGCAGCGGATCGCCGGATGACGCCCAGGGCCAGGCTGTAGCACAAGCCTATGCGAAGGCGGCAAAACAGGGAGCCCAAGAACAGATCGCCCGAGATCTGAAGCCGGGCGGTCAAATTTGGGCGGCCATCAACGGTCGCTGATCAGACCCCGCTTCGGCGGGGTTCTTTTTTTGCCGAGTGATGAAATATGGCCATTGAGGTTTTTACGTGGTGCCCGAAAGTCGAGCCGGTTGGCACGACAAGCTTTCGAACCAAATCGGCAAAGTTCGGGGATGGCTACGAACAGAGGGCGAAGGACGGCATAAACAATCGATCGGAGTCCTGGCCGCTAACGTTCGTTGGCGCCAGGGCAAAGATCATGCTCATCAAAGACTTTCTGGATGCCCGGGCCGGTGCCGATCCCTTCTACTGGACACCACCGTTGGGCACCCAAGCGCTTTTCCGCTGCGACAGCTACCAGGCCTCACCACTGGGCGCTGAGATTTTTTCACTGACAGCAACCTTCGAACAGGCATTTCACCCATGACCATCACACCACTCAACCTCGGTGCCGCCGCAAACGACGGTAATGGTCAGAGCCTCAGGTCGGGCGGGCAGGTGATCAACGCCAACTTTTCCGAACTGGATGCCCGCACAGTCGCAGCACAGTCCAAGGCTGACGCTGCCATTCCGAGCGCGCAAAAGGGTGTAGCAAACGGTGTGGCTACCTTAGGAGGGGACGGAAAACTTCCAGTAAGCCAATTACCACCGTTGGCCGTTAACGAAGTTTTCACCGTAGCAAGTCAAGCCGCGATGCTTGCACTCACCGCAGAGCGCGGCGATGGGGCAATTCGAACAGATCAAAACGGGCAGTGGTACATTCTGACAACAGATGCTCCGTCAGTTTTGGCCAACTGGAAACCGATAACCCAAAACCTTGGCGTTGCGTTAACCGCACTTGGCGCGCTGTTTCCCGCCGCAGACACTATTGCATATTTTAACGGACCGGCTACCGCAACAACCACCGCTTTTACAGCGAAAGCCCGCGCCATTCTTGGGCGTACGGATAATGCAGGGGTGCAAGCCGAAATTGGTTTGGTTCCAGTTACATCTAGCACAGACATCACGGCAAATAGACTTTTAACTGTTGGTTATGGTGGCTTGGGGGCAAAAGAAAATCTTGCCAATCAGGGCTCGGCGTTAAACGCCGATACCTACAAAACTGGTGGGACTTTCTTTGGTGAGTTTACCATATTCGATGCAGCAAGAACCGGATGGCTGATAGTAAGCGCAGGCACCTCAGCTCAAAACGGGATGCAGCAATTCGTTGATTCGGGTAATGCCGCTAACTTTACACGTGTGTTATTGTCGGGTGTTTGGCAGCCTTGGCGCCGCAACTTCAATGATATTAACGCCAATGCCGATCCGGCTTTAGGTGGTTTGATGTCCTCTGCTGTTGTAAGTGGATGGACTGTAAGTAAATATTCAAATGGGGATATCATACTTGTCAGCCCGTTTGATGTTATATCGTCATTCGCTGCGAACGAGTTGCGTGTGGTGGATGTAACCATACCGGTTACTCTAATTTCATCTAAACCCTCTATTGCATTGGCAACCCTTACCCCCGCTAGCGTTTATGACTTCACAGTACCAAGTACTTGGATGCCAGGACCAACATCTGTTCGGTTTGCTGTTAAAAACGGTGGCACTGCACAAACTTTCAACCGAAGTATTATGGTAAAGGGTATGTGGAAATGAAAATTAAGCTTTGGGCAGCGCTCATGGAGGATGCGCTGGAAGCCAGCGTGCAGGGCGACGTTATCACTATCAATGGCGAGTCTATTGACCTCTCGGGCATCCCGGATGGGTACCGCCTGCCAGGTAGCGCGGTCGGCAACAAGTTCTTTGTGGAGACTGACTATGTGGAGAGGATCGGAAAAACCTTGCACTTCACTCTGCGCCTCCCTGTTGCATGGGATAGCCCGGAGGAATATCGGAACCCGCTGGAGCCAATTGTCCTTGACGCGCGCTGTGGCTTGGTGAAATTCCCAGACACATCACCTCCCAAATTAATGGAACCTGAAGTTATTGAGTCATCCGAGCAATTGGAGGTGCCTGAAGATGGTCGATCTATCGAAGCTTGAGCCGGTGAAGACCGCCCAAGACGTTACGGATCAGACTGATCTTGACCGGGCGCGGGCATACTTGAAAGAAACCAACTGGCACGCCTTCGCGTTGCTTGAGGATGGAACTCCCATTCCGGACGAGATCAAGGCTGCGCGCACTGCCGCACGGGCGACCATCTCCAGGCTTTCCACTGCCGCCAACGCCTGAGGCGCACCGAAGCCCGCCCCCGCCATCGAGCGGGTTTATTTTTGCCTGAGGAAACGCGATGCCGATCACGGCCGATATCCAGACGTTGGAGCCCGGCGCGTGGGTGGAGCTATTTGAGCTCGACGCCACGTCGCTAGGTGCAGAGCTCTACCGATTCCACGGATACCCGCAACAGTCTTCGATCTTCTGGCAGGGCCTAGAGTACTCGCCCTGGCCAATCAAGGCTGGCGGGTTCGAGATGACAGGGCAGGGCGCCCAGCCGACCCCCACGCTGTCAGTGGGTAACGTCGGCGGCTTTATCACTGCCCTAGTGCTGTACTTCGAGGACTTGGTGGGAGCCAAGCTTATTCGGCACCGGACGCTGGGCAAGTACCTGGATGGGCAGCCCGAGGCCGACCCCGAAGAAGAGCTCCCGCCGGATATTTGGTATGTGGAACGCAAGTCATCCGAAGACAACGAGGTCGTGCAGTTCGAGTTGGCATCCGCGCTGGACTTCGCTGGTGTGCAGTTGCCCAGGCGGCAGATCGTGGCCAACGTGTGCTGGTGGTTGTCGTGTGGCGGATATCGCGGCCCCTACTGCGGTTACAACGGTCCACCGGTCGCAGACGAGAACGACATCATCGTGACTGACGCCGCGAAGGACAAGTGCGGTGGGCGGCTCACCAGTTGCAAGCTTCGCTTCGGCGCAAACAACCCGCTGCCGTACGGATCGTTCCCGGCCGCCGGCCTGATCAGGGCTTAACCCATGAACAAAGCAAGCAAGGCAGCAATTGAGGCCCATGCGCTCGCCGAGTACCCTCGCGAGTGTTGCGGGCTATTGGTGCGCGAGGGCCGCAAGGAGGTCTACGTACCGTGCCGTAACACCGCCTCGACGCCCAGCGAGCATTTTCGCCTTGCACCGGAGGACTACGCCGCGGCCGATGACCGTGGCGCGATCCTAGCAGTGGTGCACAGCCACCCGGACTACCCAGCAACACCCAGTGAGGCCGATCGCATCTCTTGCGAGGCATCGGGCCTGCCCTGGCACATTCTGGAAGTTCGCAAGGGTGACGATGATGTGGTGCGCACCGGCGAGCTGGTGAGTTTTTCGCCTGCCGGATACGAGGCACCACTGATTGGCCGAGCCTTTGCCCACGGCATCAGCGACTGCCTCAGCATCATCCTCGACTTTTACCGGCGTGAGATGGGCATCGAGCTTGGAAATTACGAGCGCGAGGATGGATGGTGGGACAAGGGTGGAAACCTGTACCTGGATAACCTTCCCGCCGCCGGTTTCGAGAAGGTATCGACGCTGCAGCACGGCGACCTGGTGCTGATGCAGATCCGCTCACCGGTTCCCAATCACGCGGCGATCTACCTGGCCGACGGCGTGCTGAAGACAGAGCCGGAGCACTACCCGGCGCCCGGGTCGATTCTTCACCACCTCTACAACCGCGATAGCAAACGCGACGTATACGGCGGCTATTGGTCCGAGGTTACGGTAGGCTACTGGAGGCACCGGGACGCAAAGACTTGATCAAAATGCTATCGTCTGCCCAAATCACAAGGAGCTGACATATGCGGATTTTAATTGGATTGCTTGTGGTGTCGCTGCTGTCTGGTTGTTCAAGTGTCGCCGACATCAGGGCTACCCCTGCCGTCATAAGCCAGTCCAGCGAGAATCCAGCCAAGGTTGTGGCTGAGTGCATAAGGGATGGCTGGCAATCGACGTCCATCATCGGTGGAACTGTCGGTGGCGTTCTTCAGCAATCGGGAGACAAGTTCTCTGTCGTTGCTCCCAATGGTGAGTCGCCATGGCATGTAGTTGATGTGTTTCCGAGTGGGATCGGCTCGACTGTTCAGTATCATTTTTACAGGACATGGCAGTCGCCCAACGAAAAGGTTACTAACGTCGTGAGCAATTGCATCAAGTAGCCAACGTTGGCACAAAGGCCGCCTACGGGCGGTTTTTTATGACCCGGAGAAAATATGGCTCAAACTATCGAGAAAATGCAGACCGTGTTGTTATCGGGATCGCTTGCCAGGCGATTCGGGCGAAGGCATCGGGTCACGACCAGTTCAGGGTTTAAGGATGTGATTGGCTACTTTAAGCAGTTCACAGGTTTTGAACAGCATATGGCCGAGAGCTCCAGCAAGGGCCTGCGCTACGCGATCTTCAACGGTAAGGAAAATATCGGTGAGGATGATCTCGGCAAGCCGACTGGGCGTGATGTTATCCGTATCGTTCCAGTCATCACGGGTTCCAAACGAGCCGGCTTACTTCAGACGGTGATCGGCGTCGTGATCATTGCACTGTCTTGGTGGAACCCGCTGGGTTGGTCGGCTGCTGCGGTTCAATTCGGCTACGCCGCCGGCGCCTCTATGGCACTGGGTGGCGCAATGCAGATGCTGAGTCCTCAACCAAAAGGGCTGAGCACTCAGGATGGGCCTAACAACCGGCCCAGCTACAGCTTCAACGGCCCAGTGAACACCAGTGTGCAAGGCAACCCTGTCCCATTGCTTTATGGCCGCATGACCGTTGGCAGCGCAGTCATCAGCGCGGGGATCTACTCCGAAGACCAGATGTAAACCAGAGAACGCCTAAATGCCCGCCACTGAGCGGGTTTTTTTACGCCTGAAGGAAAGCCATGAACAATTTAGCTATCGCCGGCAGCAAAGGAGGCGAGGACAAGCCGCGCCCATCTGTTGAGGCGCCAGACAACCTCCAGAGCACCGCGTTTGCACGCATCTTGGACTTGGTGAGCGAGGGAGAGATCCGCGGTCTGGCAGATGGAACGCGTTCTGTTTTCCTTGGCGAAACGCCTCTGGCAAACGTCGATGGGTCATTGAACTTCAGCGGCGTGACATTGGATGTGCGGACCGGTAGCCAGGACCAGTTGCACATCCCTGGCTTTCCATCAGTGGAGAGCGAAATAGGTGTAGGTGTTGAGCTGCGTTCGGATCAGCCCTACGTTCGGGCCGTGACCAATCTTCAGCTTTCAGCAATTCGCGTGCGGATGTCGGTGCCGCGTCTCGCTCAAACCAATACCTCCAACGGCAACACCGACGGATACACCGTTCAATATCGCATTGAGCTTAGGACCGATGGCGGGCCATATGTGCAAGTTATTGCGAGTGCTTTCAGCGGTAAGACCACGAGCAAGTATGAAAGAACTCATCGTATAGATTTGCCTCCAGCCAATAGCGGCTGGCAGATCCGCGTAGTACGTACAACCCCAAACTCAACCAGCAGTGCTATCGCCGACACGACCAGCATTGACGCTGTGACCGAAGTAATCGACGCAAAGCTGCGTTATCCGGGATCCGCGATGATTGGCGTGCAGTTCGACGCCTCACAATTTCAATCGATTCCGACTCGTTCGTTCGACCTCTACGGCCGGATAATTCGCGTGCCGAGCAACTACGATCCAGAGACACGTACCTATCTCGGCGTCTGGGATGGCAGCTTCAAAAACGCCTGGACCGACAATCCCGCATGGGTCTTTTACGACCTTCTGCTGCATTTCCGATATGGCTTGGGCCACCTGCTGAATGCTGGCCAAGTCGATAAATGGGAGCTGTACAGGATCGGCCAATACTGTGACCAGATGGTCCCGGACGGCAAGGGCGGTACCGAACCGCGCTTTACCTGCAATCTGTACCTTTCGGTTCGTGCTGACGCGTTGCGCGTGCTGCAGGATCTGGCGACTACATTTCGGGGGATGGCGTATTGGGCCGCTGGATCTGTCACTGCTGTGGCCGACATCCCTGAAGACCCTGTCTACACCTATTCGAACGCTAACGTCATCGACGGAAAATTCGGTTACTTCGGATCTGCCAAGAAGACCCGTTACACCGTCGCCCTGGTGAGCTGGAACGACCCCGCCGACTTCTACCGGCAGAAGGTGGAGTATGTCGACGATCAAGCTGGTATCACCCGCTACGGAATTCAGCAGACCGAAATTACGGCAACCGGCTGTACTTCACAGGCTCAGGCTCAGCGCGTCGGCAAGTGGGCGCTACTCACCAACCGCTTGGAGACGGAAAGCGTGGGCTTCTCCGTTGGCTTGGACGGTACCTTGGCCCGCCCTGGGCAGATCATCCGTGTCGCCGACAACGACCGTGCCGGCCGTCGTATTGGTGGGCGCCTGCGTTCGTCGACGCTCGACACGCTGGTACTGGATGCGGATGTAACTGCAAACGCCGGTGACACCATCACCTTGATCATGCCCAACGGGAAAGCCATATCGCGCGCCATCAAGTCTGTTGGATATCCGCTAACCTGGGATAGCGCCGGCATTACCTGGGATAACGGAACAATCACGCTCGACACCACCGGCTTCCCCTCAGAAGTTCAGCAGGTTGAGTTGGCCGAGGATCTGGACGACTTGCCACCGAAGCATTCGATGTGGGCCATAGACTCGCGAACGCTGGCGGTTCAGCAGTTCCGGGTGATGTCGGTCGTGGAAGACGCCTCCGATACCGAAATCAAGTTCACTGTCAGTGCGGTACGCCACAACTCCAGCAAATACGGCGCCATCGATAATGGCAGCAAGATCGAAAGGCCGCCGGTCACTGTGATCCCCCCGAGCGTGCAGGCGCCGCCTGTCAACGTGACAGTCAGCAATGACCACTTTGTAGACCAGGGCAGCGCAATCAGCGTCATGACGATCCAGTGGGAGAAGCCAGAGTCGGCGATTGCCTACGAGGTGTACTGGCGCAAGAACGATGGCGACTGGATCTACCAGGGCCGCACAGGCACCACATCGGTCGATGTCAGCGGAATCTACGCCGGTCGCTACGTGGCCAAAGTGCGGGCGATCAACTCGCTCGATATAGGCTCTGTGTTTGCCACGTCGGCTGAAACAGTCCTGAACGGCAAGACTACACCGCCGCCGGTAGTGTCAGCTTTCACCGCTCAATCAATCGTTTTCGGGATCAAACTCAAATGGGAGATTCCGGCCGGGCTCAGCACGGCGGACTTGCAGCGCACCGAGATCTGGTACAGCCAAACCAACCAGATCGGCACAGCTATCAAGTTCGGCGACTACGCGAATCCGCAAACTGACCTAACCATCATGGGGCTGGCTTCTGGGGTGCGGTTCTTCTTCTGGGCACGCCTGGTGGATCGAATCGGTAACGAGGGGGCGTTCTTCGGCCCAGTCACTGGTCAATCGTCATCGGATGCTGGCCCGATTCTGGACTACCTCAACGATCAAATCACCGAGACTCAGCTCAGCCAGCACCTGCTGGAGAAGATTGATTCGGGCGGTGGTGCTCAGGTCGAAATCGATGAGCTGAAATCAGAACTGGCGGCGATGTACAGCATCAAGACCCAGCTCACGGTCGACGGGAAGCCTTATCTGGCAGGCATTGGGGTGGGGGTTGAAAACAATGAAGGCATCATCACCAGTCAGGTGCTGATCGCGGCAAGCAGATTCGCCATCGTCGACCCGAATACAACTAGCGTTTTCTATCCGTTCGTGGTCCAGGGGAATGCCGCCTACATCGATACTGCTTTTATCCGAAGGGGCAGTATCGGGATGCTGCAAATCGGGGAATACCTGCAATCTGATAACTACGAGTCATTGGCAAAGGGATGGCGGCTGGCTGCCGCCGGGGGGCTGGAATTGAATGGCAGTGGCGGTAATGGTCGCGCTACGTTTGATGGCGCATCTCTTCTTATGTACGACCCTGGCGAAAATGGAAAACTGCGCATCAAATTGAGCGTAAAATAATGGGACGGCCAATATTTGAACTGTACAACTCAGATGGCACTTTACAACTTAATCTTGCTTCGCGACTTACCAAGTATCTTGGCTCAGTTCAAACGTCAGCTCAAGCATCCGGTAGCATATCTAATGGCTATCTAGGCAGTGGGACGCCTTGGCACTCTGTTTCGATGGAATCTGATAACTACTCAACTGGGGGTATACCTCCTAACGTAAGTTTTTCTGGTACTACAATGTCTTGGGTTCCCGATGCGCAGGCGTCCGCCAATTCCCCATGCACCATTATTTATGGGATATATTCAAATGGCGCAAATTGAACTGATTGGAGATGATAATTATGTCCTTATAGATGACAATTTTAAGAACATGATTCTCGCGCAAAAAAGCACAGTATTATTTCCTGTGCCGGCTGGGGCTAATGTCGTAGGGTCATTTACTACTCTTAGCTACACTCCGTCCTTGCCCATCTCGGCCCCACCACTTCTAGCGTTAAATAGTACGTTTCCGGTAACTGTTCAGAGCATGGTCAGATCTGGGAATGCATGGGTATGGACGCTTGTAAGTTCCGCCGCGGGGCGGGGGGCTTCGGTTGAGGCTTTCGTCTTTCACCTGCCGGAGACGGTGCCAAATGCAAACGGAATGCTGCAGCTTTTCAACTCTTTAGGTGAGTTGGTTTTTGATAGTTCACTTCGCTACTCCAAGGTTGAGGCATCTCTTTCCCACAATCTAGATAATCCATCGTCAATAACCTTGGCAGCTGGGAAAAAATACGCTTGCGTTACTTCCATGGCGGCCGGTTCATTTTACGCGGTGCAGTATCCACCTCTAACCAGACCACCTATTTATGGAGTGGCTGAGACAGCGGATAGATGTGGCTTTTATATGCAGGGTGCTCAAGTCTTGACCAATAAATTTACATTCACATATAGAACGTATGGTGCGCAGAATCCTGTTGTTGCTTCATACGAAAAGCTTAGTGGTCTTCTTCTGATCTTCGATGTTACAAATATGTAAAATTAATTTTCCGACAAGGATATATATATGCCAGTCACTCAGCAGCAGCTGCTGCAGATCCTCCCGAACGCCGGCCCTAGAGCCGGTATTTTTTTGCCTGCGCTAAACCGTGCGATGCTTCGATTCGAAATAGATACGGTGCAGCGGCAGGCAGCCTTCATTGCCCAAGTCGGCCATGAGTCCGGGCAGCTTTCGCGGATGTCGGAAAACCTCAACTACAGCGCTGACGGCCTGGCGAATAGCTGGCCAGGCCGATATGCGGAGCCTGACGGGAAGGGTGGCTACCTGAAGGTCGATGTGAAGGGCAAGGCGCGGAACAAGCCAAATGCTCTGGCGCTGAGCCTGGCCGGGAAGCCTGAGGCGATCGCGAACAATGTTTACGCATCACGCATGGGGAACGGATCGGCGGCTACAGGTGACGGTTGGAAGTACCGAGGCCGGGGCCTGATCCAGGTGACGGGGAAGTCGAACTACATTGCGGCCGGCACCGCCTTGCAGCTGGATCTTTTGAACCAGCCTGAGCTGCTGGAGCAGGCCGAGTGGGCGGCGATGTCTGCGGCGCATTACTGGGATGCCCGTGGCTTGAGTGCCTTGTCGGATGCGGGAGAATTTCAGGATATCGGCAGCATCATCAACACGGGTCAGCCAGGCCGGGTGCCGAACGGTGCAGCCGACCGACAGGCGCTGTACGAGAAGGCACTGAAGGTGCTGGCATGACGCCGGCGCAGAGACTGGCAGGGCTGATGGCGATGATCCTGGTGCTGATGGCCGCCGCCGCGGGCGTGACCTGGCAGGTGCAGGACTGGCGAATGGGCAAGAAGCTCGCCGAGCAGGCCGGCCTGCACAAGGATGACCTGGCCGAGATCAGCAATGCCGCTGCCGCTCATGCCCGCGCCGAG